GCTTGAAAGTACATAACCACCAATGATATTATCTTCGGTTAAAGTTATTGAAGCTGAACCTGTTGTTTCAATAATTAATTTATATTTACCTTGTGTATAAGGTAAGTAACCTCGACAACCTTTTACTAACTCTCTTAAATTTTCTATTACTTTTCTTCCTGTATCTAAAGCATAGTTTGTGTCGAATATATTTATATTACTCCCACCAGAATATGGTGTAACCTGTGTTTCACAAACGACTGAAGCGTCATAAAAACTTTGTAAATCAATATCTGTTGTTGCTAAACCTTTTCCGTATCTTGTATTTCTTAAATAATCTAAAATACAGAATGCTGGGTTTGTTGAGTATGTTTCACTAGACTCAACTAAAGATGAATTTAATGTTACTATTTTTTTTCCTCTTAATTTTACTTTTACTTGTGGTATGCCACCGAATATATCTTGGTTCCATTTAAACCTTAAAGCTAAATAGCAAATACCTCTAAGTCTATGGTTGCTTCCCCAAGATGATAAAGTTGACAATAAACTAGATGTTGTTTGTGAGTCTGTACCAAAAAAAGGTTGTACTCTTATATGTGAAGTAGAACTTTTATAAAAATTACTGTCACTACTTGATACTTCTATTTCTGTTCCATCAGATAAAGAACTAGCCCATGAGACTAATTTGTCATCTACATATATTTGTTCTATTGAATTTATTTCTCCCTCACATAATACCAAAGCCATATATAAATATGTATTATCAGCACCAGAAGTTTCTAAAAAAACTCTAGTACCACCGACCATTCTTTCACCATAAATAACAGGAATAGAAGCATCATTTGATTGTTTATTTAATAAAATACCTTGTTCGTAGCTATCCATTGGCGAGTCGCCAAATGAACTATCTGGAAAAGTAGGAAATGATGGAGTAATCCAAGAGACAGCTTTTTGAACTACATTAACAGCAGTTTTAACAATTTTCTTTCCTAAATTTACTAAACCCGATATACCTTTTTTTACTGTTTTTTTTACTCTTTTAAACGGCTTACCCATTCCAAGACTCCTTTATAGTTTTATAAACTATATTTCTAATTCCATTATCTTTATTAAGTCTTATCCATTGTGTTTTGTTTCCAACGCCTATTTTTTCTGCAAGGTTTTTTTGCGACCATTTATATATTTGTTTTATATTTTTTTTTGCTAATAAATCTAAGTGGATAACATTTTTGCCACAATTAAAATCTTCTATCTCTCCTGTGTTTAAAAAATAATTTAAACTTTCATCATCTAAATATGCCCAATTAACAAATCCATATATTTTGTTATTTTCTTTAAATACTTTAAATTGATTATTTTTATAACATTGTTTAATTTGTTCTGATATTATTTCATCATCACAATCGTTATATCTATCAAAAGTTTTGTAAAAATTAATAATTTCTTGCATTATTTTCTACCCCACTTAATATCTTGTACCATTTCTGATGCAAAATCCATTCCAACATCTGTACTAAAAAATCTTTGTTGTGATGTATTGTTAGTTTTACGACCAGATTTTTTATCGAAATCTGCCCAATGAGATACGACTTTTAAATTTAATAAACTTGATGTTTGATCTTCATTAATATCAAATCCGTCTATTGTACCTTTGTATAATAATATAGGGTCAGCAATAAGAGTATTATTACTATCTAATATTCCCCTATAAATAGTTACATCATCATTAATTACATTTTCATTTAAAACTACTGCAATATAAGTTGTATTAGCACCAGATAATGTAAGGTTTAATGTACCTTTTGTAAGATCAGTTTGTTCGTTAAAACTAGATATATCTAAAACAAAATCACTTGCAGAATATGTAACTGAAGAACCTGATACTGATGATGTTAGCGAAAAAGAACAGTCAGTAATATTAACAGGAGTAGAGAAACCAATGGTGATAAGGTGTACGGGTCTAATATCATTTGTTGCTAGTTGGTTCTTTACTGCTGTCGTTAAACTTCTCGTCATATTCCTCGTAGGTTGTTCTTATTATTTTCTCGCTACCTATTACCATATTATAACTAAATGTACCATCTGGGTAGTAAAGTTTTTCAACGTCACTAGAACTTAGATCGTCTGCTTCTACTATTTTTTCAGCAGTGACATCAGTATTAATCCAATGTTTAATCAAATATTTTTTGGCCATTAAAGAGCTTCTTCAACATCTAATTCAAACTGATATAATAAATCTCCAGATGCGTTTGCACCTACTGTTCCAAATTCTTGCACATCATTTGTTAAATATACTGTAAATGGCACATTATCATAAGTTACTGCTTCATTGTCTGCTAAACTAGATACTAATGGTGGTTCTATTGTAACTGTTGCCGAATTACTTGATGCTGTAACATCTGCAACTATCATATAAACTTTAGAGTGATTGGCAAACTTTATAAAATCTCCAGCTTTAAATCTTTTTGTGCCATCATGGGCAAATCCGTCCATAGCAATAGTAGTGTCTCCAACAGTATGTGAACCGTTGACTAAAACAGTTCCATTTTCATGCCCTTTGGCATTTTTTAGTTCTGGTGGAATTATTGTAAAATTTTCTTTGCCTGATCTTTGTTTTATTATAAACGCCATAAGTTCTCCATAAACATCATCTCTTTTGCCAACTATTATTCTTGCAGTAAAACCAAATCTTTGTCCGTCAATTTGTCTTGATAATTTTTTACCACTATCTGTTACTGATAAAATTGTATTTTGTGTTGACCTAATTCCCATAGTAGAGAATGCGGAAGTTGATATTGGAAACGCACCTGACATTATATTACTGCACCTCTACCTTGTTCATTTACTGCTTGATTTATTAATGATGATATAGCACCTCTTGATCTAAATAGTAAGTCTTCAAATCCAGAAGCATCTACTGTATTAATTGTAAAATTAACATTTACTCCCTCACCACCTACGCCTCTTGCGGATTGTGTGATTTGACCTGTTTGATTGGGCATAAACAGTTCTGGCCCTCTTTCACCAACGAGTATTGGTTGGCCTTTTGCTACTGCACCACCTTTTTCAAATCCTTTTATTTTATTTACAAGTTTCATTCCTGCTGTGATGGCTAATGCTGTTGCTCCAATATTAAATGGAAATGGAATTGATGCAAAAGTTTTTAATGCGCCTTTATAAACTGAAATCAAACCCTCTTTTATTGCTGACATTTTAAACATTGCTGTTGCTTTTTTTATTGCAGATGAAACCGCAGAACCTATTAATGCCTCAACTATTGATTTAATTATAACTTGTTTTAAATTCTGAAAATTTAATTTTCCAGTCATTACAAAATCTGTCAAAGATGATTTTAAACCTTTAAGTGATTTATCACCTGCTTCTTTAAATCTGTCAAAAGTCGTTGTATCTAATGAACCTGTTATACCCTCTTTAAATCCTCTAAATGCGCCATCTAATCCATCAGTTGTTTCTGATGTTTTATTCATTGCTTCTTCTAATTTTCTATGACTTTCAAAAATATTAAATATTGTTTTGTTGTTATCTTTTAATGTTCTATTTGCTTTTACTAATTTTCTGTCTGACTCAAATATATTACCCTCAAATCTTTTTTGTGATTGTGATGCTTTTTGTGCTTCTCTATCAAGATTACCTATTGTATCTCCTAAAGCGACAAAATCTGGTACTCCCATTCTTGCCCGAACACTTGCTCTTTCAATATCATCTGCTAAATCTTTAAGAACTCCTTTATCTACTGAAATTCCGATAGATTGTAATAATCCAAACATAATTCCTTGAAGTTGATTACTGTCAACTGCAAGACTGTCCATTGCATCTGAAACTTTTATAAGAGCAGAAGCTAATCCATCTGCAACGCCAGTGACTTCGTTAAATTTACCAACTAGATTTAAGAAACTATTTCCTATTCTTGTTGATGCTTGGCCTAAAGTTGGTGCAAGTTCTTTAAATTGATTATTTATATTTTCTGTTTCTTTTAATAAAGCTGTCGCAATAACATCAGAAGTAATTTTTCCCTCAGAACCTAATTTTTTAAGTTCACCTCTTGTGACTTTTAATTCTTTTGCGAAAATATCTAATAATGGTGGAATGTTTTCTGAGATACTTCTAAATTCATCACCTTGCAATCTTCCAGAAGCAAAAGCCTGTGATAACTGTAAAATACCAGATGATGCTTGAATAGAATTAACCCCTGCAATAGCGATAACTTTGTTTACATTTTCTGTGATTTGAGCAAGATTGTTTTGACTTAATCCTAAATTTTGTGATTGCAATGCAAGTTTTTGATAAAGTTCTACTGTTTCAGCAAATCCTCCTCTTGTTCTTCTTGATATTTCAAATAATTCTGTTTGAACTTTATTTAATTCTGAAGTTGATGAAGTTACAAGTTTTAATCTATTTTGAAGACTTTGAAATTCGTTTGATAATCTTCCAAATTCTCTAATTACAAAAGACCCTGCAATTGTAAGTAAAATATTTTTTAAATTAACAACAGATTTTTGAACATTATTTACATTCTTTTTAACACCAGTTAATGCGGGAGTCGTTTGATTTCGAGCAATGATGTCTATAAACATTTTTGCCATATTATTTATGCCTCATTTTTCTTTCTTCTGACTCTCTGTCTTTTTGCTCTAACATTAAATAACCTAACCAATGATTATATTCCCAAACTTCCATTTTTAAAAGTTCTGATAAAGTTATTTTTAACCTATCAGCAACAATAAGTAAATTTTTTAATTCGGGTGTGGAATTTAGTTTTTTTTTACTTCTTCGGGGGTGATTGCTTTTACTATTTCATTTGCAACCCGCTCAACGACATTCGTATCTACTTTATACATAAGAGCAAGTTTATCTTCTGGTTTAAATAATTTATTACCCTCTTTATCAAGAGCTTTCATTACAAGAATATCAGCAAGAACGCTGACATCAGAAAGGCCACCTGCTTTTTTAAATATAATATTTTTTTCGTAAAGATTTAAAGGGTTCCAATATATTACGCTTGGTTTTCCATTTTCATCTTGCCATTCTGGAACTTCTAAAGATTGAACGCCTAAAGTTTCAAAGTGAGACTTTGCACTGTCAATAATGGACATATAATATTATTATACAGTTCCTTTTGTTAATGCGCCTGTACCTTGAAAAGTAACTGATCTTGAAACAACTCCATCTAAAGCATTATTTATAGACATACCTGTAATAATACCTGTTCCTGTGAAAGATTGATCTCCAGTAGTATTACCCTCTGGTAATAAAATGAAAGAGATTGAACTTCCAGCAGTTAGAGTTTCTTGTGATGTATCTGTTTCGTCATAATGCATTTCTAAAGTGCCAGAAAAAGATGTTCTTCCAGCTAAAAATGATTTAGTTGCATCTGATAATTGAGTATCCTCTACAACATCTCCTGTTGTTTCAATAGTAAAACCTGTTAGTTCCCCAACAGCAGTTCCACCAGCAGTAACTACGCCTTCTTTTCCGTGATGTGTTGCCATTTGCCTTTATCCTTTTTCGGTTTAGATTTATTTTCTTCGTCTTGCTTATAACCAAGTTTTAAAAAATTATCAAGTTGAGTTTCATTGATAACTATTTCGTGCCCATCTTTAAATAATTTAATATCTTTTGCCATAATGCTTTTTACTACTTATCTTCTTCTTCGTCAATATCATCTTCATATTGATCTACATCGTCATCAAAATCGTCTTCTATACCATCGTCATATTCTCTATGTTTTTCAACAAGGTCTCTACATTCTTGACATATGATAGAAACTTTGTCTGCAAGTTCCTCTAATTTTTCTATTTTTGCATCTAATTTGTCTAATGATTTGTCTGACATAATTTACTCCTATGGGGTTGCTGATTGATGTTCGTAAATTACTCTTATGGTCATGAGAATTGCGCCATAAGGAAATAAACTACCAGCATCAGTTTCAATTGAAACAACCTCTGTATCTAATGCATTTCCACTTCTTGTAATATCACTTTCTAAAGCTGTTTCTATTGCACTTGCCAAATTATTTCTTGCAGTATCAATATTGTCTTCATTTGTTTTGATATAACCTGTAATTCCTATTTCTAAGTTATTAATTCTTGTTTTGGCCCCACTACCTAATTCTTGATCTTCTTTTGTTTCTTCAATTGTTTGAACTAATACTGCTGGGTATTGTTGTTGTGAAAGTTCATCTAACGGAAAAGGTTGTCTAGAAACTTTTTTTACTGCAGGCGATGTGATTGCACCAATGACAGTGACAATATTATTTGCAATATTTTCTCTAACGCTCATATATTCATACCTTTAATTTTTCTCTCTAAAAATTTAACAAAGTTTTTATTAACTTGTTTTTCAAGTCTTTTATCAAATCCAAAAAATTTTCTTACTGGTAATCTTCCTGCGCCTGTTTGATGATAAAATCCTTTTTCTGCTTCTGCTTGACTTCTAAAATAAATTTGTGCTTTATTTCTACTAATTAATTTATGCGATATTGACTGCAACATTCTATTTGTGTCTTGTAAATCTACTCTACTTTTTCCTTTTAATTCTGCATATGCTGGAGAATAAGATATAAATGTTTTTCTATTTACATCTAAACCTCTGTCAGTTCTTACTTTTTGTGCCTCAGATAAAAAGGCCCCAGCGTCTTCTAATCCTTGTTGAATTATTTTTGGTAATTTATGAATAAATTTTGAATATCTTGCTTGAAGTGATTTAGCGTTCGTTTTTATTTTTATATCCATTATCTAGTAAGTCTTCTAAAACCATGCAAAGGTTCTCTTTCATTTGAAACTATTGTTCCAGATGAGTCTACATCGTATTCTACGCCATCTTCTAAAATTGATTTCCATTCTTTGTTATATTCAGACATGTAATATTCTGACATTCTTTCAAATCTATCTTTATCTGCTTCTGGTCTAAATTTTGATAATGCAGGGCAAAAAAATCTACCAAGAAATAAATATACACCAGCTCTTTCAAATTGATCTAAGTTAACTTTTGTATTTACCATTTCAGCAGTATTTAAAACTGTGATGTCGGTAAAAATATTTGTTTTATATACAGGCCACCACTCAACTCTTAACTGTCTAAAAATATCATTTGTAGTTTGTGCAAAGAAATTGACTGCTTCTGTATCAGTTGACGCTATACCAAATCCAAAAGCATCAGGTTGATATTTAGTTACATCTGTTGCTGTTATTACATCTGCACCTGTATAATTGGCCATATTATCTCCAAATCGCCCAAATAATTAAAATAATTAATGGGATTGAATACATAGGGTTATTATATGCTTTTCTCCAAACCCACTTTGACCATTTTCTAGTTTTCATTAGTATTAATTCGTTCATGTTTTTTCTTCCTTGTTTTTCTTCTTTTAGGTTTTAGCTGAACAACCTTTTCATCTTTTACTACATCTTGAACTGGTTTAAAACCTCTAAATTCCCAAACTTTTTTATTTGCTTGATAATCAACTAAAGGTCTTTGAATTATTTTTTCACCTTTTTGTAATTTTATTAAATCTTGATTTTGTGCTTTTAATTTTATCATTTTAAGTCCTTTAAACCTGTGGGGATTTCTCCCCACAAGTAAATCAATTATTATTGAATTGATGAGTCGAAGTGCATTTCAACACCATATGAGTCGTGGATTTCTCCTACACCATAAACTGCTGTTGCAACAATTTCATCTGCTCTTAGAGAAGCGTCTCTTTGAGTTTCAATTTTTAACCCTTGCATTTCTGCTAAAGCTAAAGCATCTCTGTGCATTGCCGCACCTTTGTAATCTCCAGCTGTACCAGTATTAGACATATTTGAAGTTTCAAATACTCTTAAACCAGCAAGACTTCCAACAAAGCCACTTCTCATTGCTTCGTTTTGAAGATCACCAGCATTTGGATTAGCAAAAGTGTTTGTTAAATTTGCTTTAAGATCGAAAGCAATTTTAGGGTGTAAAACTACTGCACATTCGTTTAAGTTTAATGCATTAGCTCTTAATGTTGATGCAACATTAAATACAGACGAAGCACTAATCGCAGTTGTGCCATCACCTAAAGTTACTGAGAAACTATCGAATAATCCGATAAGGTCTTGATCTTGTTTTTTAGCAATTGCTTCACCGAATAATCTACCAATATCTGCTGATACATTTCTTGGTGCAGAATTTCTCGCTAAGTCAGTCAAAGTTGTCATTACTCCAACCTCGCTAGCAGTTATAGAAACTGATGATGGGTCAATTGCTGTGTTTGATAAGTCAGTTGCTTCTGAAACAGCCGCCGCAGATACAGCAGAATAAATTGGTACTTCAACCACTTTACCGCCACCTGTGATAGCATAATTTCTAACAAGATTTCTCATGATAGATTGTTCAGTTGCAACGAATTGAGCTTCCGCTACGATTTCAGTATATAATTCCGACAGCGTGCTCGATGTTGTTTCGTTAGCCATTTTATTATCCTATTAAGTTTATTTGTTTAAATTTATTTGTATCGCCCCAGAGTCTCGTTTTTTTCTATACTCTTTGTATTTTTCACGATCTTCTGGTTTAGATAAATCCAAGTCCTGTATATTAAAAGGTTTAACAGTTTTACCTTCGACAGCGCTCTGGCTTCCTGCTCCAGACAAAGACCCTTGACGGAAATGTGGGTTTGCGTCTAAAAACTCTTTTACCTGTTCTTCAACTGATAAGAGTTCGCCTTTTGAATTATACCTAATATTTTTATTATTATCAAGTACCTCAACTCTATTATCATCTGTAAGTCTTATATTATCTTTTAAAAGAGCAACCACCTGATTTGGAGAAATTGCTTTATTTTTAGATGCAACAGAAAGTATTGAATTATCCACTCTTTCCTTTTTAATTTCATTTTTATATTTTAAAATTTCTGCATCTTTTTCAGCTAATCTTTCTTGCATCAATTTTTCTAAATCAGATTTAGTTTTTGCTTCTTGGATTTGCTTTTCTTTAAGAGCGTCTTCTTCTTTTTTTTTCATTTCATCAACAATTCTTTGCTGTTTTTTCTTTTCAGCATCTAATCTTTGTTGAACAATATTATTTACTTGATCTTGATTAAAAAGCGTTTCTTTTGCTTTTTCAACTTCTACTGTTTCAGTAGTCGTTTCTGCTTGTTGATTTTGCGGTTCAACAACCTTGTTTTCTTCAGACATTTTTTTCTCCTATATTATTAGTTCGCCTTGTTCATTATACCAATCGGGATTGACAAAGCTCCATTGATGACGACAGTTATATCCACCTCGAACAACAAATGGGTCGCCAGATTGTTTTCCTGACCAATCCAATCTGTTCCAAAGGTTTCTGACTTCATCTTTTGTAAATAGTCCACTTGGCCTTTTATCATAACTTCCAGCCCTTACAAGTGCACAATGTCTTCTGGTAGTTGCAATTACACTACCAAAATATTTAACATATTCTAAGCCAGCGTCATTTGCTTTCGCAATATTTAATTGAGCATCAAATTGTCTTAATGAGTCATTTAATAACTGACCAGAATATTTTTTCATATTTTCACCCGCTTTATCTCGGGCATATTTAGATTGTAATGTTTGAATATTTTTATCAAGTTTTTTTCTTAATGCTTCTGATTGAGCAGTTCCTTTTTTAAGGCCCCTTAATTTAACTTGATCTGAATGAATAGATTTTATCAATTTATTAACTTCTTTATCGTCAGCAGATGCATATATTCCATTTATTGTTTGTCTTAATTCTTTTTCCAAATCGCTAAATTCTCCACCAACTAAAGTTCTTTTGTAAATTTTTTCATTAATTGTTCTTGTAAAAGTGTTCGATATATCTTTAAATTGAGAGAATGATTGTCTTTTTAAATTTTGAATTAATATTAAATCAGATTTAGTTAATTGTTGAAATTCTGGTGGAATATTGCCAATTGTTTTAAATGCTTTTTCTATTCTTTTTGCTTGTTGATTAAATCCTTTTCTAACGACCCTATCTGCCCAAGGTAAATATTCTGCTTCTAATGTTTGTCTAATTAAAGGTTGAACATTTATAGATGCTTTTAAATCAAATAATTTTCTTTGTGAGTCTAAAGGTAAATTTTTACCTGCTAATGAAACTACTTTTTTTTCTATGTTATCTAAAAGTTTAATTAATTGTTCGTAATATTCTGCTTCAGCTAATTCTATTTGCCTAATTCTATAATTTGCAAAATCTTCAACTATATTGGCCATTCATTAAACTTGTTCTTCTTCTACTTCTTGGTCTTCTTGTTCTGC